CCAGCGGTGGACGGACGAGCCACCCAGACCCAGGGCGCAGGGCCGGCCGGCAGCCCAGCAGATGACGGGCTGGCACATGGCGATCGTTGACGGAGAGGAGGTGCTGGTGCCAGATGAATCCGGCTGATCTGACCTGGGATCCGGCGGCGGAGCAGAGTGTGCTGGGCTCCATCCTGCTGTCCCCCGCCTGCCTGCCCACAGTAGAGCGGTCACTGCGGCCCGCCGACTTCCGCTTGGCCTCTGACCGGGCCGTCTATGAAGCCGTGCTGTCCCTGGAGCGGGCGGGCGGCTCTGTCGACCCAGTAACTGTCCTTGATCAGACTGCCAAGATGGGCGCGCCAGTATCCCGGGAGTATCTCTTCGGCTTGATGGAGCTGGCTGCCACGGCGGCCAACGTGGAGGAGCACGTCCGCATCGTCCGGGAAGATGTTCTCCGCTCCGGCCTGATGGAGCTGGCCGAGACCGTACATAGCCGGGTGACCAACCGGACGCCGGTGGCGGAGGCGCTGGCCCAGGCCCGCCAGACGCTGGACAAGCTGGAGCGTCAGGGCAGCGCTGGGAGGCTGGCCACCCCGACGGACATCCTGACCGCCTTCTACCGTCAACGGGAGGCGGTGGAAAGCGGGGACGGCAAGGCATACGTCTGCACCGGCTACATGGCCCTGGACAGCCTGCTGGGCGGCGGGCTGATCAACAGCGGGCTCTATCTGCTGGCCGCGCGCCCAGGTATGGGGAAGACCACCCTGGCGCTGAACATCGCCGACCGCGTGGCCAAGGCCGACCCGGTGCTCTTTATCTCGCTGGAGATGGACAGCGATCAGTTAGCTGCCAAGCGCATCTCCCGACTGACCGGCATCCCGTCCGAGCGGCTGCTTATGCAGCCGTTGACCGATGCAGAGGCCGCCCAAACGGCCCAGGCTGCCAGCCAGCTCTCTACGCTCCCCCTGTATTCAAACGAGGCCCCCACCATGACGGTGGACGATATCGGCACGCTGGCCCGGAGCATCGGCGGCCTGCGGCTGGTGGTGGTGGACTATTTCGGCAAGATCGCGCCGCCGGCAGAGCTCCGGCGGGCAGGCCGGTATGAATACACCACAGAGATCTCGGGTGCCCTGAAGAACCTGGCCCGGGCTCTGAAAATTCCGGTGCTGGTGCTGTGCCAGCTTAACCGGGAGCTGGAAAGCCGTCAGGACAAGCACCCCCAGCTTTCCGACCTGCGGGACACGGGGGCGCTGGAGCAGGACGCCGACGGGGTAATCTTCCTCTACCGGGAAGACTACTACGCCGACCCAGGCACGGTAGACCCCAACGTGCCCTCCATGTTGGAGGTCAACCTGGCCAAGAACCGGCACGGTTCTGTGGGCCGGTGCAATATGGCTTTCTCTATGGCGTCCAGCCGGGTTACTGCGCTCGCCAACCGGCCGACGAAGGCCGAGGAAGGGCCGAAACAAATGACTTTGCGGAAATGGAGGCAGCCCTATGGGAAGCGGACGGCGGCTGGAGCTGATTGAGGCGGAGTGCCGCCGGCATGCCGCCCTGGCACGGGCGGACGCGGCCCGCCGGGCCGAGCATGAGGAGGTGGCGGAGGCCCTGGCGTGGGCGCTTCGCTGTCTCGGGAAGGAGGAGCCCATATGCGTATCGGTGAGGCTTACACCTTTGTCCCCGCCGCCTTCGGCGCGGAAATTGGGGGCAAGGACACAAAAACCATCCCCCGGCGGGTGACCGGGCATATTGAGTACATCAACCGGGCCCACCGCTACTTCACCGTCCGGGTGGACACCGGGCGGGGAATCCTGCGGGAGAGCTTCAAATTTTAAACTGGAAGGACGATAAACGTGAAGACAATCGCCATTGTAAACCTGAAGGGCGGCGTCGGAAAGACCGTCACCGCCGTCAATGTGGCCGCCATCCTGGCCACCGAGTACGGCCAGCGGGTGCTGCTCATTGACGCAGACCCCCAGGCCAACGCCACCCAGTCCCTGCTCCCGCCGGGGGAATATAACACCCTGGCCGGGCTGCTGACCATCCCGGACGCCTACTACGACGACCTGCTGTATCACAGCAGCATCCGGGGCCTGGACATACTGCCGGCCGACGACGAGCTGCGCAACCTGGACGTGGATCTGCTCCAGGGGGAGCGGCCCAACCTGCGGGCCATCCGTGACCTGCGGGACGCGGTGGCGGAGGATGACGCATACGACTGCATCGTGATTGACTGCCCACCCGCACTGTCCCCGGCCTGCGCGGCGGCCATCGCCGCCTCCACGGACGTGGTCATCCCCATCAAGGTAGACGCTTACTCGGTCCGAGGGATGAATGAGCTGACAGCCCAGATTGACCGTCTGCGGAGCATCTACCCGGACGTGCATGTGGCGGGCTGCCTTCCCACCATGTGGTACCGATCGGACACGGTGGAGCAGGGGGAGCGGCTACTCCAGGAGCAGGCCCCGGTCCATGTCTTTGCCAGCCACATCCGGCGCAGCCCCAAGGTGGACGAGTCCACCTGGACGGGGGAGCCGGTGGTGAGCTGGTCGCCCCGCTCTGCGGCGGCCCAGGATTACCGGGCCTTTGTAGCAGAGTTCCTGGAAGAGGGGGCGGCAAAGTAATGGCAAAGTTTGATATCACGGCGGCCTTTGCCGCTGCCGTGGGGAATGTGTCCGATTCGGACACATCGCGGGAGGCCATCGAGTACATCGGCCTGGACAAATTGGAGGCTGACCCGGGCAATTTTTACAGCCTGACCGGCCTGGAGGACCTGGCGGCCAACATTGAGCTTTGCGGGCTCCAGCAGCCCATCCGGGTAAGGCCGACGGAGGACGGGCGGTACGCCATCGTCTCCGGTCACCGGCGATGGTCGGCACTCAAACTCCTGCGCAGCACAGAGGGGAGCGGGGACCGATGGGCCAGCATCCCCTGCATCGTGGAGCGGGACGAGGCATCACAGGAGCTCCGGGAGCTGCGGCTGATCCTGGCCAACAGCTCCACCCGGGTGCTCTCCCCGGCGGAGGTGTCCAAACAGGCCCAGCGGGTGGAGTTGCTGCTCTACCAGCTCAAGGAGCAGGGCTATGAGTTTCCCGGCCGAATGCGCGACCAGGTGGCGGCGGCCTGCCAGGTGTCCGCCCCCAAGCTGGCCCGGCTCAAGGTCATCCGGGAGAGGCTGATACCCGCGTACCTG